TGCGTATAGTGGTTATAAGGCAGTAGAACCCCCCCCCTTATACTTAAATAACCCTTATACTATTATATATATTATATATATTATATATTTAGTATCTATTACTTAAAAGAAGAGAAGAATTTTAGAAGATTGTTAGAATTAGGTAGAAATAGAACAAATAGAACAAATATAGTGGATATAATGCAAAAGGGCTTGACTCTGCCTGTTTAACGTGTATGTTAAGTAATAGATCAAGTGATTAACTAAAACGAAGGAAGGAAAAAGAAGATGGTAAACGAAAAAGAATTAAAAGAATTGGTTGAGCGATACAATAAGTCTGGAAAAGGAAAATCGTCTATTGAAAATGATCCGGAATTGATTTGTGTGCATTTTTCAAATCGTCCGTCTTTCCTTCCCCAAAAAGTTTCCATGGGTTTTGTAACTTTCGCCGAAATGGCCCGCAAAATTCAAAAATAGTAAAAATTGGAACGCTGAATAGCGGTTCCTTGCGATCTGAGAGACAATCGCCTAATTTGTGGGTATGAGTCCGCACCGATTAAAAAATGCCTCAGGAGGGCTTAAAAAGGATTTGTAGAAATGAGGTGTAAATATTGCAAAAACCCTACAGAAGGAACTAAAATCTGCATTACTTGTGGAAAGAAAATTTTGGAAGTGGTTTTTAGAAAAGCAAAATCAGAAAAGAGAAACAGGAGTCTGACAAATGACTAACGAGAAACAGACGATTGTGCACTACAATAAGGGGCTATCTGGCAATCTCCAGTGTGGTTCTTTGGGCAGGATTGATTACTATCCTAAGCGAACAGGTGATATGCAGAAAGTCACCTGCCGTCAATGCCGCGAACTGGAGCGGGAAGTCAAGCCTTACGCCTCAATGAGAGCAGCGATCCATGCTATCCACGAGAGAGACGAGCGCATCGCGGAGCTTGAGAAGGCACGCGACGGCTGGATTGAATCCGCGCAGAAGTATAGAGCAAAGGCACGTGAGAGCGCCAAAGAATGCGACCGCCTCCGCAACCTCTGCAGTGTGCACGACGAAGCAAACGCACACCAGAACGAATGGATTGCATTGTTACAGGAGGAAAACGAGAAGATGAGGGCGCTACTGCCTGAGCTTGACTTTGGGGCGTATGATTACGAATCAGAGTGCATAGACGTGGAGTGGGAGCGGACCAATGATCGCGATTATGAAACTAAAGGCACGCAGTTTCACCGCACCCTGAAACAACAGCCCGAACCCGACTACCTCTCGGGTGACGAGCGGTGCAATAGCGCCAAGAGCAGCCTACCGGAGCCACAGAACACCTTGCCTGCCCCGAAAATGAAACCCCCAAAGAAACCCGTTCAAATTGAAGCGATGACGAGCGAAAGGATACAGGAGATACAGGAGGTATGCACCGCGTATCCCAATAGCCAGACAGTAAAGCGAGCACTTCTACAGGTCTGGAACGAATGCGGCATCCATTATAACGGGCAAATCGCGGAGCTTGGGAAACTCACCAAGAAGCTGAAACTACTGCACGGGGATTCGGTAGCCCGTGCCGCAATCAGCGCATCTACAGCAATTAATGAGATGCAAGCAAATGCCACCCTCAAAGCTGAAAAAATAACGACTTCCCTGATGCTGCAAAACGCTAATGCGACCATAGAGCACAAGGATAAGTCGTTGCTGAGTCTGCACGCCGAAAACGAGAAGCTGAAGGCGCTCCTGCCTGATCTGGATTTTAAGAAGTATGAGTACAAGCTGACGGACATCGACAAGTTGGCCAGAACCGACAGTGTGCGATTATATCGCATCCTCCGCTCAGAGGTCGAACGGCTGCAGGGAGGTGAGTGATGAGATTAAACCTACTTAAGAGGAGGGTTTGTGATAGTTGTGGAAAGGTTAATCCACCCACAGTCAAATCAACATGCAGTAACGGACGGCCAAGTAGAATTACCGCATGTTGTCTAGAGGATAAAGGGTTTTACGGACCCTACGATCCACATACGCTCGAATTGGTTGGAAAGACCAACCAAAAAGGAAGGGTCTTGAAGTATTCAAACGGCAAGATATGGACTGAAACTCTTGTTTTCGAAATTAAATGGCCTTTTAAGTGGAGGTGAGTGATGCCAATAATCCAATGCGTTGAATGCTGCTGGGTGGGATCTGACGAAGATGTTCACAGCGATGGAATTGACCCTATCTGCCCGGAATGTGGAACACCTGACGCGTTCGAATACGAAGCAGAGAATATAGACGACCTGGAGGCTGAGTGATGGAGTACACGACTACACGACCAGACTACGCCAGCCCAATCGAGAAAAACGGCGAGCTATTGCTTGCTAAGGATGTCTTGCGCGATATCGCAGAGCTACAGTCCCAGCTTGCCGAGGCTGAGAAGGTGATTGCGGTGATGTCGAACCATCATACTGACTCTATCGACTGTGACCATTGCTGTGTCGGGTGTTCAGTTTGCACTGAAGGGTTAGACAGATGCCGCGATGCGTTCACCGAATGGGCCAAACAACAAGCAAAGGAAAATAAACGATGAACGAATACCGAGAACCTTCTCAAACTGCAAGTATTTACCAAAAGCATATTGCGGCAATGAAACCCGGCGAGGATCTACCTGTGGGTAAATCTTTCGCGATCCCATTGGAGGACTATTCATTTGGCTTTCTAAAGGATATAGCTGAAACGATGAATGTAAACGATCGTTGTATTGTGGTCGTTTATTGGCCCGCTTCGTTTGAAGTCCAACGTTTACCCGATGGTAGTAATTCCAAGCTATTTTATAAACATTGCAAACTTAATCTTGATACATTTGACAATTCGATTGAAAAAACGAAGGAAAAACTAGCTCAGTATATAAAACTTGCATTTGAAGATTGTTTGACGGTGTATCCATCTTTGAAGAAAGAAGCTAAGCGATTAAACATAATCAGTTACACGCATCTACAACGAAGTCTAGGCCCGTTGGCATCGTTTCGCAAAGCTAAAGAAGGACCAAAAGAACGTTTGCACCGAGTAATTGAACAACTTGAAAAAGATGATGTTTTGAGAATGATTCCCGAAAACAAGGCACTTGATTGTTACCAAACGAGAGCAAAACTTTATCAAATTGATAAATCTAAGTTGACAAGTTAAACAATTGAGTTAAGTTAGTGTTAAACCAAAGGAATAAGCAAATGCCTAGAAAAATAACTACACGTAACCCCAAGCACCCTCGTAATATTGCTTTGAATGAAGGACGTCGTGTTAAAGAATCGTTACGTAAGTTGAGCAATGTCGAATTGACGGAATTTCTTAAACGCAATATCGAAAACGAAAAGGATCTATCGGAAGTCTTGTCATGGTCCCGAACTAAGCAAATTAGATTCTGTAAAGATTCGGCAATTCAACAATACATTAACTGGTATAAGGAAGAAAGCGCGAAACGAAAAGAGAAAGAAAAGGAATTAGAAGATGGAAAGGTATGATAAAGAAAGCGAGTGCGTTAAATGTGGCGAATCGGGCGCAACTAGTAAATGGAGAGGGGCTCGGGAATCGTCCTATTTGGGTATTGACAGGGGGGGCGATATTGAAAGAACCTGCCTAAATTGTGGGTACATCTGGTATGAGAGGCCCCTGGATGAACTAATATCGGAGGCGTTTTAACAATGATTGAATTTTTAGAAACCTGTATTCCGCCCATTGTAATATTATTTTTATTCACAACACTTATAGTTGCACCTTTATTCTTGGTTATTGGTGCTATTGGAAGATGGCAAGCAAAGAAATCTCAACCTGTTTGTTGTGTCCGTGAAACCTGTAAGCGTTGGCATAGTGCCAATTGTTCAGCCGACGAAAACGAGGTCCGAATCTGTAATAGTTACCAATCGAGGGATTAGATGCCGAAACCTGAAACTACATTCGAAGCCTCGGCAAATCTAAATAGAGCATGGTGGCGCTTTGTTCGTCAAGTCTTTGTTGTGTTGAAAATCCTTAAACCTGAGTGTAAGAAATGAAAATTAGACCCCATAAAGTAGTGACTGGTAACGATTTGCCCGCCCAACTTGTCATTAAAGACGGGAAATTGATAGCGTCCGATAATACCGAACCCGATTTTTCAGAAATGATGGACGGGACTTATAATCTTGTCAGCCGGGCGCAATATGCAAAGGTGATTGACGATGCCCACATGCTGCGATATTGGGGCGCTTAAATGAAACAACCTGATTATCGAAGCTCAGAACATGCCCACCAAACCTATTTCTTCGCCTATTGCGCAGTTGCCTATCGGAAGGGCTGGGATTTAGCCAATATGTGGGCATCTACCGGAAATGTCTTCAAAACGTCCATAGACGCGCCTATTTACGCTCTCGAATGGATTCACGCGATCCACAATCAAGGCCATGGGGATCAAGTAAGAGGCGGTAGGGCTGTAGCTGAAGGGGTCAGGAAAGGCGTTGCTGATGTCTTCTTACCTTATCCGGTTATGGTTCCGGCTATGAGAGCCGGGCTTTATATCGAAATGAAAAAGCCCACAGAAAAACCTAAAAAATCAGGTAAAGGTGGAATGAAGCCAAAACAAATAGCGTTTCGTGAATATTCTTTGAGAGTCGGTTACGAACATTCAGTTTGCTATGGTTGGAAAGAAGCTGTTGATGCTTTGAAAACTTATCTAGGATATTGAGCTATGAACAAGAAACGTTTAGAAAAAGATCTATTGCGAGCTTTTCCAAAACAGACAGTTAGAGAATCAGCAAGGCGATTATGTAAAGCTTTTAAATGTTTAGAGAAAACTTCAAACAAAGTCTTGACTAATTACAAAAAGCGATTATGTTAAACGTAACTTAAAACAAAGGAGACGAGGATGGCTGAATTTGAAATCGATTTACCGGAACCGGAAGAGGGGCACGAATGGAAGGCAGTGGAAAGCCAAGCACTCCTTGAAGGTGATCACCACTACGTCATTTTCCACCAAGTCAAGAAACACAAAGAACCTGAGTTGGTGTATCGGCTTTCTGTCAATCACAATTGGCAGATTACCAAACATGGGATTGGGAAAAATTCCGGATGGTATCCAGTGAGGAGGCTCCAAGGTACCATGATTTGCATTGGCGGTATAAACTACGACAGGATGATTATCACAGACGGACACGGTCTTGAGGTATTCTGTATTGGCTATTGGAATGACGGACCAAAGGAGCCGGGCGAATGAAACAATGTTTCAAACTAATTTATTACGATGCATTGGATGAGTTGGCTTTACCTGAGTCTGTTTTCATTCTATGCTGTGATGACGAACTTGAGGAAATGAAACGCGAGATCATACGAATCTTAAGAGGTTCCCACGGTAAAGCAAGTCTCCGATGGAGTCAGCATGCGCCTCAAATTCAAAAGGTTGTTTCAGAGGATATTGAGAGCTTGCCCGCTGATAAGGTTTTGGTTGAATTAGCTTTTCATAAAGTGAACCATGATGAGAACGAGGCAATTATGCCCACAGCGGTGAGGCTTTGGAAATGAATAAAACGAAACCTGAAATTAACTTTTCATTTACCGGAAACCATTGGATAACAAGACGGACTATTCTCACCGGTCCAATTAACAAAAATATATGTACTGCAATTTGGTTTATTTTAATGTCAGTTGGTTTTTCAGTATCTGTATTTGGTTGGTACAAATTAGCTGAACGGTGGGAGAACGAAGATTTAAGCCGACAACGGAAAGAAATGATAAATTCTGTCTACATAGAACGAGGCCTAACCCCTCCGGCATGGTAATAAATTATGGATGAAGAAGTAAATCAAGCACGACAAAGGCAACTGGATGAATTTGAGCTAAACCTGAATATGTGGGAACTTGCTGTAAAAGAAAATGATTTCCAATCTGCCAAACTATACCGTATAAAGATGTTTAAAAATTTGTTAGAAGAAGTTGCCAAATAGGACTTGAAACGGTCTTAAATAGGTGTTAAGTTAGAAGTTCAGTATTTGAATTAACGAAACTTAAACCAGAACCAAAGGACAAATTGAAATGGAACTGAGCACGAACGAAAAGAAAATGCTTGAAAAGATTGCGGAAGCAACCAAAAGCGAAAAAGGCTTTGGTATGTTCGGCATTGGAAAGGTTGTCGAAACTCTGAAAGAACAGGGTTTCATTGAGATTAACGCCACAGTGACAGAAGGTGTCGGGACTAAAGTGAAAACTGCTATGCGCATCACTGATGTGGGCGTTGTTGCTTTGTCAGGTGGTGATAATGTTGCTGAAGCGGTTGAAGCACCTGTTGAAGAATCCGCTGAAGTCCCAGAAGTAAACGCACCCTACCCTATCGAAACAGGCGTTCCCATGCCGAAGATCAAGCGAAGCGGTCGCGGACCGTCTAAGTACCCCTTTGACGAAATGCCTGACCCTCAGTTTGACGAAGCCGGGAAAGTCATTGAAAATACCGTTCCGTCTTTCTTCGTCGCTCCGACTGAAAAGATGCCCGATCCCGCAAAAACAATGCCGTCAACCTGTGCAAGTGCGACCCGGCGTTGGTCTGAGCCTTGCCCCGAGGGTGCAACCAAAATGCGAGGTGGCGTTAAAATTCCGGCCATGATCAAGGAGCGACATTTCAAGAGTCGTCCAGAAGCTAATGGCGCACGCATTTACCGCGTCAAGTAATCCTCCCTGATAGGCCCGGTGAGTAGCTTGCTCTAGCCTCAGCGAAAGCCGGGTTTTTAATTTTGTGAGAGTGGTCTAATTAGGATAGGTCGCAAGGTAAAAAGTAGAAGTATGGACGTAGCTGACTATTTCGGAATAGGTGTGGATGCGATATAAGCAAGCATGTCGCACGAGGTATAAGACACCCCGAACTACTTTGAACTTGAGTTGCAGGTTCGAATCCTGCCTCTCGCACTAAGTCAGATTGCCTTGTGCTGGCGCTATAATAGCAGGGCCGTGTCATTGACCGACACGATAATAAACAGCATGACAGCCCGGAAAGTACGGGCAATTTACTGGTGTGGACAAATTTGGATAAGTCGCCCTGAATCGTGGAATACTAGTCAAATCGACGATAAGAAGGGAGGTGAAGGTTCGAATCCTTCCGCCGGTTCCAAATTTGCGAGAGCTTGGATAGCAGGCAGACGTGCCGGAGGTTCAATCCCTCTATCTCGCCCCAATGATTATCTTATTCACAATTTTGGTCATGATCTGTCTCGCCTTGCTTGAACATGTTTCGCTTGGCAAAAGAGGCATTCAGCCCGAAAAAAGAAGGCGACAGGTTTGCACGGCCTGTCAATTGTCCGCAAACGAAGAAGCCGTTAACCAATTCGCTATGGCCCACCGAGAGGCCTGGTATCCGTCACGATTCGTTATAATCGTGCGAGGGTGAGCCTCGCTAAATTCAATAGTGCAAGCTGCGTGAATGGGGCCGTCCGTATTAGGAATACAGGTCAATGCGGAACCATACCGCAAGTTGGGTTCGAATCCCGACCACGTAGTCAATGAAATCATTACTTGAAATTTATCAAAATGGTTCAACTTCATTTGAAGAAAGTTGTTTCCGTGATCAGGACGGAAATGAGTGGTCCGCTGAATATTTGTATAAGCAGGTCAAACTTCAAAAATTGAAAGTTGAAAGGGTTTGTTTGCGTCATTTGAATATTTGCTGTTTACCTTGGAGTGACGGCAAAATATGCTCAATTGATGATTTTCTTGAACATTCTGTTAGAATTAGTAAATCCAATCATTCTATTCCTATAATCATGGGATGGGATGGATTCATTATGGACGGTTGGCATAGGGTTTGCAGCGCTATTTTAGCCGGAGAAACCCACATAAAAGCCTACCGATTTGAGAAGTATCTGGAACCTGAAACAAAAGGAGCCGACAATGTGTAAATTCATCATATTTTTCCTAATCGCACTCCCTAATGTGTGGGCAATTGATCGCCTTGAAGATAAGGTAAAGAAGAGTCGGAAAAACAACAGCGTTTACATCACGATTTCGGCCAAATTCAGAACAAACAAGCGGGACGGATTAGAAGGGCCTTTCAAAGTTTACGTTGCGATTCTTAGTAAAGAGAAGCGGCACAAGGTGTATAGGATTCGAAAAGTTTGGTATGGCACACAACCTTGGCTCAGCGATACGGATGAGGTGCACCCGACTATGACCGATAGGGCCAACTCCGATGAAAAACTTTATAGAGTTTTGGTAATTTGGCAGGAAGTTGATGATAAAAACAAGGTACTTTTCTATAAAGGAACTTCTAAATTCAAAAAGAGTTGGGAAAAGCTTTTACTTGCAAAACCTTTTGCAGTAGTTGATACAAAAGGTGAAATAACATACGGGCAAAAATGGGATATAACGAAACAAGAGTTTTAGAGAAAGATTACAACTAAATGAGCCTTGACCCCAGTGCGACTACACGGATGGGGTCGAGGTTTCTATTTGCCTTTTATTGACTTTAAGCTATATTTTCAGTTATGAGTAAATACGATCCAACTAAACCAGCGTACCAAACAAATGCATTATTGCCTGATTTCTTCTTGCGAACACATCCGGGCGTTAGTCAAGTGATTATTCCCACACCGGACCCAGGAGAGCAGATACAAGCGGCTGAGATGCAACGCGGGGCCGATATGATGTGGTTCGGTATGTGGGTAGCTATTGGTTGCGCTGTTGTTCATGGTCTGATTAAGTCGAGTTATCCGGCGTTGAAGCCGTTTTCTAAAATACTCGAATGGGGTATTGTGGGCGCTGTTTTGGCTATTGTGGGCGGAATGTTGTATAAAAATATTGTTGAGTATGAAAAGATAATCATCCTAGTTATTGCTGTGATGGGCGGTGGCATCCTTCTTTATAGAAACCGTGAGTGGTCAATATCTCATTTATTCAAAAGAAAGACGGAGCCTAAAAATGTCTGAATCGTCGCCCGTGAGTCAGTCGCAACTAGACGCCCTTGGGGCAAAGATTGAAAACCGTGATCGAGAATACGACGGTAAAATGGATATGTTATCTGAAAAAATGTCGTTGGTTTTAGGCGGCATAACTGTGGTTTCTTTTCTCGTTTTCGCCGCAACTGGTTTTATTGGCTATCACACGACATTTCGATTTTCAATAACTGAAAAAGCAATTGAGCGAATTGAAAAGAAACTTGATATAGCTCGACCCAAATTATCAATTTTGAATAAGCCTAAAAAAGAAATCCCAAATTAAACCATGAGCGAAGAACTCGAATACAAAGCTAAATTTGCAAAACTGCTTTTGAGGAAAACACCCTTTGAGGCAGCAATTGACTTGTGCCCGGACAACCGGAATTGGGCGCTGCGAATTGCGAACGAATGGCCTAATGATCCTGAAGTTAAGCAGATGAAAGAAGAGTTGTTGGGGTCGGATGGTTTGGAGGCTTTGCCCACAAAAGGCGAGTTCTGTCAAGATCTGTGGGATAAGATGCACGGCAACCATATAATGATGGAAGATTACCTAAAGGGTATGAAGCTTTATGCCGATGCAAGAAGCTTCATCGATAAGCCAGGGACCAATATCAATGTCGGTGACACAAATATTCAGCAAAACGTGATGCTTATCCCGGATATGAGCGACGATGAGTGGGAGAAAGGCATGCTTGCACAACAAAGGGTTTTAATGGATGTCAGCTCCGATTGATGAAAAATTACTTGAGTTTTTCAAGCTTCGTGGTATGGATAATCCCCATATTGTCTGGCAACCAATACCCGGAAGCTCACAGTCCTTTGCAATCAATAGCCGTTGCCATCACACACTCTACCATGGTACGCGCGGACCGGGGAAGACTTGTACCCAACTAATGGCCTTTCGTAAGGAAGTCGGGAAAGGTTATGGGGATTATTGGCGCGGTGTCATTTTCGATAAAGAATTCAAGAATCTATCCGACCTTGTTGCTCAGTCAAAACGATTTTTCAATGCGTTTGGCGATGGCGCAAAATTCCATGCTTCTGCTTCAGATTTCAAATGGGTTTGGCCTACTGGTGAGGAGTTGCTTTTTCGTCATGTGAAGAAAGTCGCCGATTATGACAGCTTCCATGGTCACGAATACCCCTATATCGGTTGGAATGAGTTGACGAAACAGCCGACCGCTGAACTTTACGACAAATTGATGTCAACAAACCGGTCCTCATTTACTCCCGAAGTCCACACCCCTCGGGATAGGGAGGGTAATTTTCTGACTTTGGACGGTAAACCTCTGCCTCCGATCCCTTTACGGGTTTTCAGTACAACAAATCCGAGCGGGCCGGGGCATAATTGGGTCAAACGCCGTTTCATAAATTGCGCTGAACCGGGCGAAATTGTCAAGCGTACGTCGATCGTATTTGACCCAAAGAAACAAGAAGACGTTGAGGTTGTCAAAACTCAAGTTGCAATTTTTGGCTCCTACAAAGAGAACATTTATCTTACGGCTGACTACATCGCTGAGTTGGACAGGTTGACGGACACGAATCCCAACCTCAAACGGGCGTGGCTCTTTGGTGATTGGGATGTGACAGCGGGCGGGGCAATTGACGACCTTTGGGATCGCAAAGTACACATCCTCCCACGTTTCAAGGTTCCGAGCGCTTGGCGAGTTGATAGGGCGTTTGACTGGGGATCGAGCCATCCATTTAGTGTGGGCTGGTGGGCTGAGGCGAACGGTGAGGAAATCACTTTACCCAATGGCACGGCGTTTTGTCCTCCTTCCGGTACCCTCATTCAGCTTGAAGAGTGGTACGGCACGCTTGAAATTGGTACAAATAAGGGCATGAAGATGTCGGCCCCGGACATTGCCGAAGGCATAAAGAGCCGCGAGGCTATGCTTTTGAGTCAAAGCTGGGTTACCTCAACACCGTTGGCAGGTCCAGCGGATAATCAGATTTCAGATGTCCGGGAAAAGGACGTTGACACCATAGAGAAGAAAATGGCCGATGCGGGTGTCAAATGGGAAAAATCCGACAAATCAGCAGGTTCACGAAAGAACGGATTGCAGCTTTTGAGAGACAGACTGCAAGCTTCTGTGCGCGGCGAAGGTCCGGGTATTTACTTTATGAGGCATTGCAAAGGATCGGTTGAAACACTCCCATCATTGCCCCGCGATGACATAAAAATTGACGATGTTGATACTAATTCCGAAGATCACGTGTATGATATGGTGAGATACAGAGTTTTAAAAGGCAGCAACAGAGTAGTTTCTGGCGGAAGCTATTACTAAGGGGTTAAAAATGCCAACTAAGAAGATAACGACGAAAAGCGCGGTAAATCCACAGTATAGTCTTTTCCTGAAAACATGGCGTAAAATGCGAGATGTTTTCAAAGGTGAGGAGTATATGAAAAAGCGCTCTTTGCAGCAAAACTCCCAAAACTTTGACGGGCAACCGCAACTCGTTGCAATCGAGACTTTCGATCAATATTTACGCCCAACTGACTCAATGCGCCGTTTGCCTGATGTGGGATATCAGCGTTTTTGCGATTACATTTACCGGGCCAAATACTATCCTTTTCCTCTTGAAGTCAAATCACAATCCTTGGGTTTGGTTGAAAATCAACCTCCCTCTTTTGAGCTTCCGCCGCAACTTGAATTCATGCTGACTGATGCAACTACCAATAACGAATCGCTTGAAAAAGTGCTTTCAATTATGAACAGTCAACAGTTGGAAGTTTCGCGGGTAGGTGTTCTTTTGGAACCTAGTGCGGAACTTGCAAAGCCTTTCAATATCGCCACTTACAGGGCTGAAAGTATCCTTGACTGGAAATCAATTGTAACTGAAGAATCAGAAGAGGCTTTGGTATGGTTGAAACTCAAAACTGACGAATACGAAGACAATAAGCCGATTTACCTGATCTTATTCATTGATGAAGTCGGGCAATACGCCCAATTCAAAACCGTTGACGGGAACGCACAATATAGGGATGTGATTTCTGCCGATAGCTACCTGTTTGACAGTTATGTCGAACCTAAAGCCGCTGAATCGCGTTTGGATGAAATTCCGTTTGTGATCGCAAATGTTATCCGTCTCGGTGCTGACATTGAGCGTCCGTTTTTGGAGTCGGTCGCAGACGCTTCGGTTTCCTTGTTCAGAGCTTCGGCCCATCACGAAGATGCCTTGTATTGGGGTGGCGAATCCACATTGTTCACGAAAGGCTACGCGCTTGGGGCGGACGAGAATGTTTATGTGGGCAATGGTTCAAAGAACGTCACAAGCGCCGAATATGCCGATGCTAAATACGTCACCATGGGTACGGATGGCATTGGACCCCGTGAGAATAACGTCAACAAGCAGTTTGATTATTGTGTTTCTCTCGGTGTTGATTTGCTCAATAAAGGGAATGAAAGCGGGGTTGCATTGAATATCCGCTCCAACGTTAAAACGGCATCTCTCAAAACCCTTTCCTTGACCGGGGCTCTTGCTTTAGAAACGTTGCTCCGCATTGGTGCCAAATGGTTAAACCTGAATGCCGACGGGGTTTCGGTTGTTGCAAATACCACATTTGCCGAAGTTCGGTACACTGCCGAAGACTTTGCCAAGTTTGCTTCAATGGTGGAAGTTGGCGCAATGAGACAGCAAGACCTTTACACACTTCAAAAACAGCACAATCTCACTTCAGCGGAAACGTTCGAGGAATGGGAAAACGAACTTGAGAGTAACGGTTCAGAAGAAGATTAAAATTTGATATTTTCACTTGACAAAGCGACAGTACGCTGTCCATTATTTTCAAGGGGACGTTCCCCACATATTCGAAAGCGAATGTTTCGCGCAAAAAGGTGAGTTATGCAACTAAAACCAAGTTATGACGCTATGTCGGATGTTCCGACAGGATACGAAAACGCTTACGCAGAGAAAGACGGTAAAGTCGATTTCACTGGTGGCAGTTTCGAATTCAAGACCGAAGCCGAGTACCAAGAGGTACACAAAGCAAAGCAAGCGGGTTTTACGAAATTCCATGAATTGGAAACAAAATTCAAGAGTTTCGAAGGGATTGATCCCAAAAAACACAAAGAGCTTACTGAAGAAATCGAAGTTCTTCGGGCTAAGGCTAAGGACGGCGGCGCGGATGAAGAAACCATTAAAGCAATTGTTGAGGCTCGCGTGAAAAGACTCACGGAAGAGCTGACAAGTGCCAACGGTCGATTGTCTGAAGAAAACACGGAACTTTTGGGTTTCAAACAAGGTACTCAAAAGACAACCGCACTTGACGAAGTTTTGGGAAAACATGTGAGCGGTGATGCACTTGCTGACGCTGAGTTTATTATTGGTTCAGCGATTGAAAGGCAGGCAGACGGTTCTTACATGTCGAACGGTAAAGCTGGTTTTGAAAAGGGGCTCTCAATTGAGCAACTTGTCAGTAAAGCAGTTGAAGGCAGACCTCATTGGCAGAAAAAGAACACGCCCGGACACGGCGCGAAAGGTTCCAGCGGTGCTGGAGGTTTAGACAAGCGCACTCAACTCAATGAAATGCTTGAAAAGAACAAAAAGAACGAGCTTTCAAGAGCCGAGCAAGCGCAAATGGTAAATCTAGCCGCTGACATTAAAGCGGAACAACAAGGAGACTAACATGTCTTTCGAACTCGGTATTTTTACTGATCTTGACGATTCAAATTCCATTGCCGATCCTATGGTCATGGTTCGTGCAAGTGCTATTCAGCTTCCAATGAACAAAGGCCGTATCTGGGAAGATGCCGCTGTTGAGACGGATCCTGAATCAAATCGTAAATTTGAAATTTACTCCCGTACTGAAACTCCCCGTGCTGGTACTGTGGGCACCGGTGGCGTTGATGATACTGATACGACCATTCCAATTACCTCAACTGCCGGTTTGATCAAGGGCTTGGTTCTTTTGATCGAGGATGAAGCGGTTGTTATCAATACTATTGTAAATGCAACGAGCATCACGGTCCGTGAACGTGGTACCGCTGGTACTACTGCCGCTGCCCACAGTGCTGCTGCCGCATATATCGTCCTTGGTTCCGCCATTGATGATCAAGATCTGAAGGATTTGGAATCTGTCAGTGAAATCACGTCCGTGTATGAAAATTACATGCAGACTGCCGCCGAAACGATTGACTACACCCGTGGTGGTCGTCTCGATCCCCGCAAAGGTCTTTCCGCAAATCAGATTCAGATCATGGAAGAAGAGGCCCTTCTTCGTGTTGCAAAGGGTATCTCCACTACAGCCGTTAAAGGTCTGAAGCAGCAAAAAGACGCTACTGCACCTTGGATGACTGGTGGACTTCTCCAGCAGCTTTCCGATAATTCAAGCGGTCGTTTGGTCCTGACGTATGCCGTTGGCGGTGTTTTGACTGAGGCCAAGTTGAAAGCAGCCCTTCGGGTTGTCACTGAGCGCGGCACTCCGAGCGACATCTACGTTTCCAGCGCAAACAAGGACACTATCAACGAGTTCCTGGGTGCTTCCGCTGCAACGAAGCTGTCGGTTAACACCGATATGGCTAACACGCAGGCCGGTTACTACGTTGATTCGTACAACTACGAAGGTCTGATTTTGAATGTCAAGATTGACCTCGATATGCCTGACGATCAAATCGCTATCGTCAACATGTCCATGGTCAAGAAAGGTTGGAAGAAAGGCGATGCTCTTCAGCTCGAAGAACAGACCACGCTTTCCAGCCGTGAAAAACGCTCCGCCTATAACGGCTCGTTCTTCCTTGCTGTTGAGAATGTGGGCTACGACCATATTCTGATGACCGGCATTACTCAGTCCTAAGCTACCGGGTCGGGGCTTCGGCCCCGGCTCTGTTGAATTGATAACGAGAGATTTTCAAAATGCCCACAAAAGATGCAAGTGCTTGGGGTTCGAGCATTGATAGTTTCGAATTGCCCGATATGACCGACGGGGCTAAAAACCTTATCGCTAAGAACAAGATTTCAGACGAAAAAGTTTTGGAAATCGAGACTTCCGGTACAAATGGCAAACTTCAAAAGGCCGATGTCGAGGCGTATCTTTCTGCTGGTGTAACGCCGGACACAAAGACGAAATCGGAGTATCCCTTGAGTATGACATTTGAAGCTTCAGGTTGGTGTGAAAAGCTCGGGAAAAGTTATTTCCGGGGCGTTTACAAGCCAACTTCGAAAGAAGAATACGAAGCCTTGAAACCGTTCGCTAAGTAATTATAGAGCGCATTGGTTCAATCAGTGCGTTCAATTAATTACTTGGAGCTTACAAGGAGCATTTTAACATGAGCATTGTAGACAGCGGCGGCGGAGTACTCACACAGACAGACGAATCGGCCCAAACGATCACACTGATAGAGCCGATCACCGGCGGAATAAGAGTTACCATTGTAGGCCACGGACTGGCCAACGGCAACTTCGGACCAATAGCGGGCACGACCAGCTACAACGATGTTTGGTTTATTTCCAATATCACGACGGATACATTTGATATTATCAATCAGGCATTCCAGGAACTCGAAGAAGAGGTTGCCCTTGCGTTCGTCGCCGATGAAGCTGGAACCTTTGCGCGTAGTGATGGTGACCAGTCGGACCTTGATGGATTGACCGGAGTCACTACCGTCACCAGCGACCCAGACGCCGGACCTGCACAAGCAACAATTTACATTTTAGACTCGTCTACCCGCTTGGTCGTAGATGGCCACATGTTGCAAGACCCAGAGGTTAACCGGGTGATGTCTGAAAAGGCAGTCGACACAGGCACACAGCAAGGGTACCGTGTAGGAACTGGTAAGGTGTATTGGGGGTATAGGGCCTATTCAGACGGCAAGTTCCACTACAGCTCTTTGGTTAATGTTGAATCAACAGTATCCTCCCCTCAGCAGTACGACAGGTATTCACTCTCCGTTGCAAGCGGTGCTTTTTTATATGTAAATGGGGGCATCTATCGGGCTGGTTCCGCATGGCGCATTGAGCATGGCGGAGATCTACAATGGAACCAAGGCACATTCTACGCTTCTGACATCATGGATAACGGTTCCTCGCCTCAGATTCGCGTGGATGCAACCGACCAAACGAATGCAGACAAAGTTAGATTCAACAACATCACGCTGGACGGATCATATCCCGCAGCAATGTTCACGCGATACGGCTTTGGGAAGTTGATCCTTAAGTTAAAAAACGGCTTCTACCAGACATTTGGAAGTTCTTCCCAAACGATCACTTTATTAGATCTCGACAATGGTGAAAACTTCGCAGCTCAGGATATCCAGGAGTCCTCAGGAAACGAAGGATCAACAGGCAAGGTTGTCGTCCAGAACTGCTCAATACTCCCCACTAGTTTACCTCAGACAGGCACGACCAATAAATATGGCTACACAGTCGCTTACAGGCAATTGGACGTACCTGTGGTGGACATTAACGGCGATCCGCTTTCCGAGTACAGCTACTATGGAAAGGACATCAACAACGGAAATCGTGGGGTAGGGCCGAACGGGAATGACGATACTGCCGATGTCATTTACTCAGGAATCAACCAAACGGGTAATCTTTCTGAGAATATGTTGCTCCAGACTCAACGGCTTTTCTCAGGCGATACAGCCTACGAGGTTGATAGCAGAATGGACGGCGACACAATACCTATAGGCGTATGTGTATACGGTCAAGCGATTCTGACCTATGCTCCTAGCCTAGTTGGACTATTCTCGCTTACTGTCCAAGCCCAAACTGTCCCCGACCTTTTGACGACAGAGCAGGACAGGGCCGTAACTGATGCGCTTCTTGTGATATCCACCGCCGAAGAGGGTTACGACGCCATGCAGTCGGAGCAGTGCGACAACTACGCAGGGGAAACAGCGAAGTATATGGGGCGTAACGGCCCCAATGCTGTGATCACTGATAAGACTTTGGTTCTCAACAAAACAGCGGCTCAGGTTCGCGACATCACCGGATCGATAATCACATGGAAGGTTGACGAGTACACCGGGGGCGTTGAAGTCACGACCGGTGAAACCGTCATGGAAAACGGCGCACTACTCAATGGCGGAACGTTCACCGGGGACATTGAGATCGACAACGCTTCAGACGGCGACACCTACACCGATATCACGGCTGAAAAGATCGTGCATACAGGCACCGGAACCCAAGCCCTCACCCTTGACGGTGGGGCCACTGCTGAAATTGAAGTGACTGGCGGGGCTGACCTGACCGTAACGCTTGCCGGTGGTTCCGCAGTACCCACGCTCACCGAAACCAATGGAACAATCACGCTTGTCGAACCACCTGCATCAACGACGTACAACAATGCTGCATTGGTAGACGGCACGACTATTTTGGTCCGCAATACAACCACAGACACGACCATTGCTTACACTGCGAGCCTCGCAACAGGCACCGGTTATAGCATTGCCATGATTCTCGATACGGATTACGCAAACGGCGATTCAATCGAAATCAGGATTTCACGCAAGAATGTAAAGGTCTACTACTCAGAAGAGACTGACAGCATTATCACGGATGGCTCCACAAGCACGATCAATAGCGCAACGCTCCCGGTGCTTGATGCTGTGAGCAATACTTTTGATAAAGATGGCGCAGATCCTTCCATCGATGACAAGTTCACGATTGACTACATCGACAACGAGATTGACTTGATCATTTCCGGCCCTTGGGAAACGGAGGAAGGAATGGTCTGGTGGAAATATCAGATGACGCTACAAACGCCTATGGAGGAGTTCTGGAACGTCAACCATGTATTGGATGATGGATCATTCTTTAATGATTCCGACGTGATCCCGATGGTCCTGGATAACACAAGCTCCGCCGATGCTATCGAATCGACAAACCGCCGAATTCATCGCCGCGACGGGTTACGACCAATCAAAAGTCCAATCAGCGGAACTGGTTGCCTCGACTTCTCATGGCGTGAGCCGGTAACTGTTGTACCCGTTGGCTCTGCTGTCCTCCCTCAAGACATTATCGATATTGTTGACGGTGTGTGGGATGAACAAACCTCAGGCCATACGGACGCAGGAAGCACAGGCGAAGCATTGATAGACGCCGCTGCAGGCGGTGGAGGTGGTGGGGCTACTGCACAAGAAGTGTGGGAATATTCAGATCGACAGCTAACCGCAGGTACAAAGGACGCGGAAATAGATGCTATCAAATCGCAGACTGACCAACTCGACTTCGTGAGTGGGGATGTCAAAGCAACGCTTGATGGCGAAACTGTTGCCCGTGTCACATTGGTTGACACCACGACCACGAACACGGACATGAAGGGAACTGACGGCGCCAACACGGTCGCCCCCGACAATGCAGGGATCGCGGCAAACGGTGTGGCTATCGGCAACCTAAATGACCTCAGCGAGGCTCAGGTAAAAGCTCAAGCTGATGCGGCATTGGCGGACTACAACGGGCCGACAAAAGCAGAGCAAGATGATGCATTTGATGAGATCAAGGGTGCGGGCTGGACAGACGAAACACTGAAAGATATCCGCGACAATCTTGGTACCGGTGGGACAACGCCTACCGAGATCTGGAACCACGCGGACAGGCAACTTACAGAAGGCACACGTGACGCAGAAATTGACCAAATAGCAAGTGATGTGGACGAGCTTGAAACGAAGGTTGAAGCCGATGCAAGGCAGGCGATACTTGTGGGTAACGATGCGGATACCCAAGAAGAGCTTGGCAAGGTGAAAAGCGCCGTTCTCGGTGACGCATTCTACGACAAGGGCACCGGCATTATTGACGTGAGAGAATTTGACGATCCAAACACAGTATTAGAAGAATACGATGTGGTTGTAGAGGAAGAAAACATTATATCTAAAGTTCGGAGACCTTAAGTAATGGCCTGTTTTACTATAATCAAAGGTACGGCGATAAAGTTGAACGTCCTAATTACAGGTGACGTTTCAACCGAAGCTATCCGGGTTTATTTGGATCAAGACGAAGTTGTTGCAGATAAATACAGCACCGATGTAACTGATCAAGGCAACGGGTACGGCACTGTCTTTGATGTTTCTTATGATTCGGGTACAAATAAAACTACTGTTATTTGCCACCTTGAAAAAAGCGCTACCGTAGACTATCCTGTGGGCACCCTCGATGTTTCCGTACGTACTGCCCGCGCAGAGATTGGATTTACGGAAGATTACACAAGGCTCGGTGAGAAAGTCGGAATCATTACGGTTCGTGAGATTCTGACAAAGGCGGATTTGACATAAAATGTCTGGAATTTTTACATTTGGTGTAGGCCCTACCGATCGGACGGTTCAACCTCAAGAAATTGAACTTGAATTGGAAAACGATAGTGCTTCATTGGAAATTGATTTGGATAATGCCGACTCAGAAATCGAACTTGAAATTGAGCTTACCGAACTATCTCTAGGAGTTTGACAAATGGCGAGAAAATTTCGTAACTTGGTATCGAAAAAGAGAATCCAGAAAATCAAAAAAGCCTATTTGTGGATGACTAAGCGTGATGCCGCTAAAAAGGTTACAAACCCATGAAACGAAAATTTGTAAACTTGAAAACAAGCAGAAAACAAGCTAATGTCCAAAAAGCCCACCTTTGGATGACTAACCGGGACAAGGCGAAAGTCTCGAATCAGGTTGTTTCTCTTGATTTTTCACAACCTCAAAACAGCCAATACTTGGCACTTCTTTAATAAGGTTACATTATGTCAAACATTGCAATCAGAGACGCGCATGGCATCCCCGTTAAGTTCTTGAAAGCTAATGGTGAGGGGACCGAAGAAAACCCCTACATACCTATTCAAGATGTCAATATTCAGGATCAAACCACGCGCCCGCTTTTTCTCCCGTTTGCCCAAGAAACCGCAACAATTACAACTCTAACCAGTCCCACCGTCATTGACTCCAATGTTGTGAATGTTGATGATGAAACGGGTTTTTCTACTGGGGATAAGGTTGGCATTTTTGGCGGCAGTTTTTACTTTGCAACGGTTGTGAGCACTGCTGCAGGTGTACTTACTATGAATACGCCGTTAGATTTCGCTTTTCCGGTAGCCGGTTCAATTGTACAGAAAGTGAACATCGAACTAAACACCGACGGAAGTGTCACGCCCCAAGTATATGGCGTGAGGGGTGCCCCGGAATACGATATTGATATCACTCGAATTTTATTGACGATGATAACGGACGATCCCATAGACATGAAAGGCTTTGCGGACGAGCCGACAGCCCTGCCCAATGGATTAGTATTCCGTAAGCGGGACGGCATTTACCAGAACTTTTTCACGATACAGAAAAACATTGGTTTTGTGAAAGTAGCCTACGATGTCCAACGATATGAGGGCTCTAATCCGCAAGATGTTGACGCTTTGTCTATGCGGTTAACCCTCGGCGGACAGAACAAGCTGGGGGTAATTATCCGCCTGTCTGGACAAGACGAGCGATTGGAAATAATTAACCAAGACAATCTTTCTGCGAGTGGTATTTACGATATCGACTCACTTCAAGTAATCGCAGAAGGCCACATTGTAGATCCCTAAAGGAGTTTCCTAAATGTCACTTATTGCACAAGATGATACCGGGACCGTAGAGAACGCAAACAGCTACAACACTGTCCAAGAGTTCCGAGACTACTGGAAAGCTCGGGGAGTTGATTACACGGAAACTTCCGATTGCACCATCGAATCCTATTTGATTCCGGCAAGGTCTTATCTCGATACCCGCTATGTGTGGGCAGGTTACAAAACAAATGGTCGTGATCAAACAACCGCATTCCCGAGAGAAGAGCTTTACGACTGTAGCGGCGCATCCCCGGAACTTGTTGATGGCATCCCTCGTGAGATTAAAGAAGCCCAAAACGAATATGCCCACATTCAGGCCGACCAAGGTGCTCTTCAGCCGAATGGGAATATCAAGGGTAATGTGAAAAGCAAAAAAGCGAAAGTTGGCCCATTGGAAGAGGAGTTTGAATATTCCCCGGCGGGTGAATCTGGCAATGTCATCGCTTACCCCCAAGCCGATAACAAGATTCCAAAGTGTTTTACAATTTCAAGTGACGGAATGGCGGTACATGTATAATGGGTCAAGGTGAATTAGACAAACCAATGGCCGATCTCGCAACGCGGATGTGTGCCAAATACGGCGGGCTCGGTATCTACAGTTTGACGACGGGTAACAGCTACGATCCGTTGACAGATGAAACGACCCTTGGGATAACAATCAACATTGACGTAGACCCTTCGCCGCCATTCCCATACACAATAAAAGAGATCGATGGGACGAGTATCAAACGTGAGGATCTTTGGACAATTGTTCCCCGTGAGCAGATCACCGAAGAGCCTCCAATTGACAGCACCGCAACTCTGAGCGTCAACGGGAAAGTTTACGAAATAATTTCACTTAAACCACTTGTCAGCGGCAAACTAACTGCCGCATGGATGATTCAACTTAGGCCGTAAAATGTCGTTTGGTACAGACTTGACGCTATTTACTAAAAAACTAGGCGTGAAATCTAATAAGTTTTTACGCAATGTCGCTGTGTCTGGATTGAAAAGAGTTGTTGAAAAAACACCTGTTGACACGAAAAGGGCGCATTTAAGTTGGCAGGTTGGATTGGGCGCTGTGGAAAGAAGAGTCGCGGACGAAAGGAGGAACACGCCCGAAAGACATGCGCCTATGCCTTTTAATCAAGGCGATTTTCAAATACAGTTGTTTAGGGCGCGAAGCGCTAAAATTGGGAATAGTGTTTTTATTTCAAATAGTCTTGACTACGCACCTGGACTAGAACGCGGAACAAGCCGACAATCCCAAGCTATGATTACAAGAACAATAGCGGAACTAAAAGCCAACATCGATTCAGGACGATTAAAATGATAAATTCATCACAAGTTAGATTGTTTTTTAGAACTGCTTTGGATGACGCAGGCGCTGTTACGCTATCCGATTTTGCATGGGAAAATAAGGCGTTTGATCCGTCCGGGAAAACGCTTTGGTACCGCGAAACATATTTCCCTATTTTGGAATCTTCGTCTGACTTCACCCAAGAAATGCTCCAAGGTCTAATCATTTACGACATTTTCACCAAGAAAGATTCGGGCACGGTAATTGCGGAAACCAAAGCTACCGAGATCGGGGACGTTTTCAAGCCTTGGGAAAACAAAAATTTGACCATAAGCGGTAACAGAACGCAGATTCTAACCGTCGAACGCGGGGATTCTGGAAAATTTGACAAAACGTGGTATGTTATGCCTGTAAGGTTGACATTCAAAGTATTCCAAAAGAACACATAAGGAGCCCACAAAATGGCATCAGATCCTCAAAAACTCGACGGCTTTGGCTTGCGGCTTGATTTCGCCCAAGACGCTACAATCATACTTGCTGAAACAGAGACCTCCCCGGTTGGCGGTTTTGATATGGGTGAAAAGGTCGATAACGCCTCTTTTGCTGATACTAGCGGTAAAAAGTCAACACCTCGCGATCCTGCCGCGACTGACTTCGATGATGTTACGTTCATTTGTAAACAAGACACGGTGATGTTTGCGAAGCTTTACGCAATTCGTGGTCAAGCGGGAGTAATCACATGGACTTACAACGACGAGGAGACGCTTGAGCATCCTGGCGCATGGCTTTCTAAGATTGAACTGGGCTCCAGCGTTGACGGTACCGCCCCGATGATGACGGGCACTATCCAATTCGATGCTTCCCAAGATTTCACAATCACACCCGTAGTATAAACATTTAGCATAGTAGAAAGGACGATCCACTATGAGTAATTATGAAATTGTTGAGAGTTTCGCATTAGACGAATCTATTCCCGCACCATACGGCGATGAAGGTAAGGCGGTGTTGATTCGCAGCCTGCCCCGCTCCGTAATCCGCAGCTATAAAGCCAAGCTGAATGAAATGGTGAGGCGTGATAAGTCGGGTGAGCTGGCTATGAATGACGACGGGGACGTGATCCCCAACGCAGATTGTTTGACCGCTCCCGATGAGGCCAATGAAATTCTCATGGTGAACTCCGTTGTAAACAGCTCAGGTGCTTTGATTTTCAAAGACGCAGGCGATATCCCAAACTACCTATTTGAGATTGTGGGCAAAATCCAGATTTACAACGGCCTTGTGAGTCAGAAAGAAGTTGATGAGTTATCCGAGGCTGAGAAACTTGAAAAAAAGTCCACGAAGACAGAGAAGAGCGACTAACCGCAAAGCTTTGTCGAGAGTTCGGCTTACCGAGGCGTGAGCTTGAACGCATACTCTCAGAGAGGGAATTTCAATGGCATTTGGCTTGCGAGGATCACAAGCTTCAAGAATACGAAAAGATTGATTATTATTTGGCGCAAATAGCCCTGTGTGCCTCACAGAAAAACGGCTCAATAAATGACTATCTTATTCGGTACGATACGCCTGAGTTGAAAAAGAAGCGGCAAGCTTCGAACTGGGAACAAATGAAAGCAATGGCCTTGGCAACTAACGCGAAAAACGCAAGGAATACCGAAAATGGCTGATTTTGCAAGATTGGTTTTGCAGCTTGATTCGCGCAGGTTTAATGCGGGGTTGAGGCAATCTCAGCGCCATATGAATTCGGTCAAGCGTACTCAAAGAAGCATGCTTATGTCGTCCCGTCTTCTTACTGCTGGATTTGTGTTCCTGGGCGCACGTATCGGCAAATCAATGGTGAGCGCTGCCGCTAATGCTGTGGAAACTGAGAATCTGTTCAACGAAGTATTCAAGAACATTCGGGGTTCCGCAAGTCTCACCGCAAAGTCGTTAGCCGAAGACTTTGACTTGGCAGAAAGCACAGCTCAGCAATTGCTTGGATCTACTGGTGACTTACTTACGGGTTTTGGAATTACGCAAAGAAGAGCCCTGTCTTTATCCAAACAGGTTCAGGAACTTGCTGGGGATTTGGCATCGTTCCGAAATATCCAAGGCGGGGTAGCCGCGACGAGTGAGCGACTTGAATCGGGTCTTGTGGGTAATGTGCGAACCTTACGCACCTTGGGCATTGTCGTTCGTCAAGATACCAAAGAGTTTAAAAATCGTGTTAAAGAAATGCAAAGGCTAACTGGCGCAACATTGCCAGCGGCTAAAGCCCAAGTTATTCTTGAAGAGGCTATCAAACAAAGTAAGAATGCTATGGGTGATTGGAAGCGAACTAGTAAAACTACCGCTAACCAGATGAAAGTTTTATCGGAACGTTGGAAGGAAGTGAAAGAAAGTATAGGCGCGGTTCTTATTGAACTTCTATCGATAGACGAAACTTTGGACGCTACAAATAAGAAGCTTAAAAAGATCGGAAGTGACGAAAATACTTTAGTTTGGCGACAAATGGCAATTGAGATAAAATTCGCGTTTAAGCAAGCTTGGGGCGCTGCCAAATGGTTCTTTGGGAACATTTGGAACTTTACGAGTAACTTGACATCTAATTTCAAAACAGCTTTTGACTGGATAGGGGATAATTGGGGCGTTCTTTGGAAAAACATGCTCGTAGTGGTTCAATCCGTGGTCGATTCTGTTATTAAACAGCTTTCAACTCTTGGAAAGAATCTAGCAAGTTTTTTCAAGAATCCGTCACTGGCTAATTTTGACAGACTTATACTTGAAAATGCCGACCTTGGAAGATTGGGAATAGACGTATTTTCTCGAATCAGTAGGCGATTGAAAATTGAAGAACCTAAGTTTACGGAATTAGGAAAAGGTCTTAAGGGATTTAAAACATTAGTTGATCAAATTGAAGGTTTGGACACAGCCCGAAAAGCAGCAATACAAGCCCTTCTCGATGAGGCTTTGAATAAAATAAACAATCTCAAGGATGAGCCCGGAGCAGGTGACGGGGCCGGTGATGACGGTGCTTTAGGTAATGCCTCCAGAAAGCTTGCTGAAGCGGCAGAAAGGGGTACGGCAGCAGCATTCGCCATAGGTCTGGATACAGAGACCGAAACAGACAAAGCAACTAAACGCACCGCTAAGAACACTCAGAAAATGGCAAACCAACAAGCTCAAATGCTGAGTGACGGTATCTCTATCAATAATATCGCAATAATTGAGAGTTTTGCATAATGGCATTTATTCAGGTAACCGAAAGTTGGCCTCAAGAATTCGCCCAAGGAGTGGGCTTTCAAACGGGTAAGAAGACGTTTGTAGTCCGGTCCGATACACCTATCGAAGACCTACAGGAAGTGGCTACTGCAAGTCATGGTGGGAATACCATTCCCATTGAAAACGACTCTTGGTCCGGGTCCAACACAAGCCTGAAAGCAACTCAGATCAAGCCCGTCTACAATGTTGAAAAGTCTGATAAGAAGAACTTTTTTGTAAATGTCGATTATGCAACGCCTCCGGGTGGTGATAATCAAGCGGACCCCGATCCAACCGCAAGAGACTGGGAAATAGCTTACACAACCGTCCTGACTACTCAGGTGGGGGAATTCACCCTTACTGATGTTTCGGGTTACAGTCCCAACTTTCCAATAGGAGCAGGACAGACAGACGCGCTTGAGGTTGATGAGCCTATCGATAACACCGCGAAAGATCTTTTCAACCCTCCCCCTGAAAAACCCGTTGTTCTTATTCGAATCAAAATGAGCAAGAATTACGCGAATTTGTCAGGTGGGCGATCTGTTGCCAATTTGACCAATATTGCCGGGAGTATGAACAACAGCGATATTACCTTAATCGCGGGCAGTCCCGTTGATAAATGGCAAGGTTTTATGGAAGAGATCAACCATAATGATTTTTATGAAAACGGCATTCGATATTATAAAGTCGATTACTCACTTTTGATTGATTTTGAGACACATGTTGCATTTATCCGAAACGCCGGTTTCAACCAATTAGGTGACGATGACAAAAAGCACCCGATTACAATCGACGGGGAAAAGCCCACAAACCCCCAACCGTTGGATCTCGCTGGACAGTTCGTTACGGCCGATAATTTCACAACCGCGTTTTACATTGCTGCCGGTATGATTCGCGAAACTGATTGGACCGGCTTAGGCTTACCAACCGCTTACGGGAGTTAGAAAATGGTCGCTAAAAAGGGCGCATTGCTCGGAAAGAATGCCCTTCGTGAACTGGGCCAAACGGTTGATTGGGTCCGTCGCCAGCAAGGCGTAGATTTAACAACAGGCCCGCAACGCGAAAACGCAGACACCCGACCCTTTCCCGTTATTATCGGGGCGAGAATTGGGGTAACCGCTACTTACGGTGCCGAAGAAGTCATTTACGACGATTCTGCAAGTTCTTGGGAAGTTCTCGAAAACGGTCGAACTTTCGGAGATGCTACCGAAGACATCGCCCCTCTTTATGAATTGAATGAATCTGCCAATGTTCCCGAAGGGACTTTGGGGGTTGTCTTTCCTCGTCGCTCAAAAGACGGCCTGTTGGCAACTTGGTATTTTGCAGACCCTACCGGCTTAGATGATGTTACCCACTTTTCACATTTCAAAAATGATACCAGCCTTACTTTTCATGAGGGTTTTGTATTTGTGGGCAATGATGATATGGGAACGAAAGTCGATGGGGCTTTAGGTCCGTATGATCGGGATACTCCTCAGAAATTCTGGGTTGAGGTAACTTCAACGCCGGGAACCACGGGTATTATTGTAACAACTGATATCAAGTTTGGCATTGCGTGGCCCGAAGATGCCGACCATGACCCAACAACTCGTGTTGTGATTAAATCCTTCCCTTTGCTTGAAATTGAAGATGACGAATCCGTCACTATTTGGCATGAGGGTGATATTAATTTTACATCAGGAGCAACCCAGCCCGAATTTCCGGAAGAAGTTCGCCCGTCAACCACATTGAAAGATGCTGCGAACACCGCAATGGTTGAAGAAGCGAACACCCTCACAACATCGGCGGGCAAAACCTTCGCCTTGAAAGGTCGAATCGTAGAACTGCTTTTTCGCTTGTCAGGTTTGAGGCAGGTAACATCCGGCGACGAATTCGAGGTAGGTGGAACAAACGTTGATGTAATAAATTCACAATGTTCAGACTTTGACCTATCAACAGAAAATGAGGTCGAATTTGTATTTGACCAGCTGAGCGTTGATGTCGAACATGGGCTAATGCAGAACTTCTCAAGCGCTGCCGGTGTAAATTTGGTTCTGACCACACTTAACAAGTGGGTAGGGATGGAGCTTGCACCCAGAAAAGCCACGTTCAAGCACCTTACAAGCCCTGTGACCAGCGATTCTGATGATGAGCACTGGAAGACGGTTATTACGAGTGGGGGCACTATCTACATTGACGAGAAGGGTCATGTCTGGAAAGTGGATGCCGCTACTCAGCCGACCATTGAAAACTACCGATATGTCCATTGTTCCGACACAGGCGAGGACGATCTGATCTTTTCTTCACAACAGGCTGATGTTATCGTTGAGGTGGATGGGAACTGTTACGAGGAAGCACAGGACACGACCGAAGACGATGCAACGGACCCAGTGCCGACCGTTGTAGATACATTCTCAGACTGCTCCACTTGTAACGCTGCCGGAGAAAATGAAATCTGGTATAGGTGCGACAATGACGTCGAAGTTGCTCGCTATGACCCAAGCAACGCCCCTGAGAATGATTACGCATGGTTGTGTTTGTCAAGTATATACGTCAAATGCTACGGCGGAAACCTTTCGTCGGAAAGCGCTCTTGAGCCATCGTTTATTGAGCAATGCGGAACAGCCCCAACAGAGTGCGCCGATCTTGTTGGGCGGCCGGTATCTGATGATTTCGGCGGCACAGGATGCGATAGCGGCGACTTCGGTGATATCCCTTGGAATTTACTGTACAAGCAGACATTACATGATCCAAATACTCAGTTTAATGCAGGGCAGATGGAGGTTGAACTAAACAGTCCAAGCGGACAAAAGCTGGAAGGGTGGTCCACGCGTGATATTGGCCATGTTGGGGATTTTGTGTTTAGGAAGAACTATACCAGCCTTTCTAGGACGTCTGGGGATATCGGGCTGGTCACTAATTGTATTGTCAGTGGGGGTCTCTATCAGGGATCTAGATTCATGTCGGGTTCAGTCAACAAAATTGATTGGGCTACAGGATTCACCAATATATCGGCAGGAGCGCATTTATCAGGCTACCTGGAATTCTCGCGAGTCGGCAACACCCTATCCCTGAAGTTCAACGGGACAACCTATAAAACATGGACGGTAAGCGGCACATTGGATAGATTTGATTTTGGCCTGTTTGCATATTCCGGGAATCCTTCAAAAGCTAACGCCAATTTAACAGGAAACACCCTGGTCAATGGTTCGTCCACTGACATCAGTATCGACCCAACAGGAGACTCATGCACATGATAGGCGTTGAATCATACAGACAGAAACTAATCAAGCAGTTCGGGTTCGCATCTCCTATTCTCATGCAGGAATACGCAGATGTGCGCAAGGAATGGAAGGAGCTCGAACGCCGAAGAGTAATCGCTGACGAGCATGAAAAGAATGGTGATGTATTCAAGAAGCCTTGTAAGGGTTGCAAGAAAAAATAACTCCGACTCGTTTTTGGGTTTTTGTCCTTTACCTTGAGCGAGTTGGAGTTATTTCTTTAGAAGAATGTCGGGGTTTCGGGATGCCGCAAAGCCCCGCAATCGTACAGCATCTCAGTTGCCTTTTTGATATAGAAGTCGTAATCAATATCTGTGGGCAACGCGTCGGGCAAATCCATCAAGGGTTTGGCCCCATCTGACTTCGCGACTTTATTACCACTGCCCACATAATTGATCGCGGTCTTTTCGCCCTTTGCGTAATACCATCTCACGACCTTTCCGAGATAAAGCCCGTCTTTCTCACCGCCCCCTCGGACGTTCCTAACGCTCAGGAAGCTTCTCACATCTTGACACCTTCGTATGGTGTCCTCGACGGGCGTTTCGTTCGTCACAAAGGCCAATACGGCTTCAGAACAGATATAATGCTCAGGGTTCTTGGATAGACCTGATTTCCCGTAGGTACCTTTTGTTTTGCAAGTGTCGTCTTCTTTGACAGCGATGTAGTTATTTACATCACGACTGTACAGGGCCTTATACCGGGTTTCTTCAGTTTGGAATTGGGTTTTGGATTCCCATTCAGAGATAATGGCGCGAACTTCTTCGTGTCGCTCTTTAGGGTACATTGATACAACGCCGTCCGTATTCCCTGAGACGCAGCTTATTCCAGCTTCTTCGAGCATTTCGATCAACATCAAGAGAGCAAGCTGACCGGTCAATGTGACTTGGAGCATAAGTTGGGGAGCGTATAAGGCCGAATACTTACTGCCAAGTTTCCCGAAGCTTCCGTTGATTGTAATTTTGAGGCTGTCAGCTACGACTTTGTTCCCGGTCCTTTTTGCCTCAAGTCTCCGGTTCACAATCGACTCATAAACATCTAAAAAGTCTTCGCCCAAATGGGGAGGGAATAGCTTTTGGTTAAGAATAATTCTGGGATAATAACTGGCAACGTCATTGTCTGCGATAATCGTGTTTTCATCGGCAATATAAGACACCGAGCTTTCTTGAGAATGAAGACCTCCCATGCCCAACTTGTACGCGTGTTCGCCTGCAATAACCCGAAGCTCCCACGCGGATCCGTTCTTTTTCTTTACCCTTTCGCCCAACCCTTCGGGCCATTTTGGCTTCCCTCCTTTATCCAATGTAAAGGTCGCGTTTGAAATCAAGTCAAGAGCCTTGTTTAGTTGTGGGCATTTGAAAGAGATAAAATCAGGAACGTTGTATTGCAAAACCAAATCAGGATCAAATTTTGGTTTCTTTGGGTAATAGCCCGAAAGCTTTTGGAGTTCCCCATTTATCACAGTTTCGGCAATTTGAGCGTCGGACTTTGACCGCAATTCAACGCCATAGTCCCGGCTCATATCTAAGCGCAATTTCAATTCCGGTGCAAGATCGTGGAATAGTATCTCAGTGTTTTCCAAATCGTTACAGCAATAAGGCCGTATGACTTTCGCGTCATCTTGGGAAACGATGTGCTCAGGGGGGAACGGGAGATCTTGCATAGTCGGGCAATGAAGGCGCCCCGCGTACAGTTTCAGGGAACCTTGAAGTGGAGCAACTTCGATAATGTCAATGTGATTGAAATCGGGGACTTTCAAATTGTAGTGTTTCTGAAAAGCCCAAACATTGTTGTCACCCTCGATGATGAAATTTGTTGCTTCTTTCAACTCTTCACATGTGGCCCCTTTTGCAGCAAGGGTTATTATGGGTAGATCATAGTTGCGACTATTGAAGCCCACAATACAAAACCGGTACATAAGCCACAGCATTTTGTCAATATTGAGTTCCCAAGCCGGGGATTGTTCAACGGCGACATATTTTTGATTTGCAAGGCATTTGAAAGCGACATAGAAGAAATTGGTATAACACTCAACATCAAAGACAAAAACGCTTCCAGCCGGAACTTTCATAAGCTCTTCGTCGGTCATGAAATCGGGCTTTTTCAACTTAAGTCGGGATGCCGATGTTGTGCGGTCAATTACCCGCTTTTCCTTGGGTATTAAGTAGCCTTGTTTCATTTTTGTAAAACCATTGCGCTAATTGTTCCGCGTAAATTCGGGGCAAAGAAGAAAGCTTTTTTCTTTTCAATATCAAAGTACACTTCTTTAAACGATTTTTCAACCTTTAATAAAAGATTAGAATTAAAAATCATTCCGTCGGGCAATTGATCGATTGAATAGGTTGAACTTTCGACAACGTTTTCTTCTGAACAAATCTTACCATCTTTAAAGTAAAGCCGTCCGCTATTGCTAAATTGATTAACATCTTTTACAGCCTTGGAGAAATCCTCGGGAACTTCCCATGTTTCGGGTTGCCCACACTCAAGGAACGATTTGTACTCGACATAGGGCTCATTATAGAGGCGGGTCTTGATAAAACTGTCGTCCTCAAACCAAAAGGTTGCAGTCGGGCCGGAATAACCAAACCCGACCATTTCCTTTTTAACTTTCGAAATGGCGACGGCGGATTGTTTGGGAATCAGCATTTCGGGGAACTTCAACCCGTGCATATACTCGATTAAGGCTTTGCCGTCGGTCGCAACGGCTTCAAAAGCTTTCACAAAGACAGAGGCCTTTCGGATGTCGGTTTGGGCCTCGTCCGGGATGGGGGAAAGATGACGAAACGCCCTCACAAGGCTGTTGTCGATTTCGTGAATATTCTCGTCCGGTCCGGTTGGATTAAGTTCGCCAAATGTCACGCAAGGAACAAGCGCTTTCAAAGCCCCTGAGGATACTGAAATTTGAGTGTCCGAAAGCTGGGTAATGGCTAAATCGTCACCGGTCTTTTTTAGGGCAGCTTCGAAAGCCTTAATTTGTGGGCATGCGCACAAGTCCTCTTCGATTCTTGCCCCGATTGTCATTGTCTCATTGTAAGCCACAAGCCAATTACCGCCAATGGCGCAGAATGCAGCACCTTTCTTGACTACAACGGGCTTGATGAATTTGAGAGCGTCAAGTAAGCCTTGGGAGGCTTTCTTTTTGCCCTTGGGCTTTTCGGGCTCTGTTTTGCCAGTTTCCCAACTCATTTTTACCACTCCGTCCCCAATATCTCGGGGTATTTTGTGTTTGTTTGTACTCGAATATGTGAGGGTTTCCGCAATTGGGAAACCATTTGCAAAGCTTCGTCGGTTGTTACCGGGGGTTCTGATTCATGGCGTTCGCTCCACCAAGAACGGGCTTTTCGCCCGGCATAGCCAGGATGCTGTAACCCCACCCATTCCCGGAACCTTTGCATTCCGCAAAAATAGCTCACTTGGATAGATGGGGGTTTGCCGATTTTAGTGTGTCTGTTGTAAATTACCTTTTCAACCTCAAAGCGCTCAATAACCGGGGTATCGGTTCTTATCACTTCCTCAGTTCCAGCTTGGGCAAGCAACTTTGTTTCAAAGCTGAATTCAGCCCCGCACAATTCACAAACACGGGCAGACGCATGGTTGTACATGCCACAAGCTTCACAGATGCGTATAGGGGCCTCGCCTCCGCCGCCTTTTCCGGGCTTTCTCGGCAATACTGGGTCGTTGATGGGTCCAAGCCTCTTTGTGTTCCCTGCGAAATCTAAAACGAGGCAATTTTCCTTTCCTGGACAAGGCCGAGTACCTCGTCCATATTTCTGGACATGTAGGCCGGGTGACATAGTTGGGGCGAGGTCTACGATCAAATCAATATCGGGATGATCAAAACCAGTTGTCAATTTCATGTTGTTGACAAGGGCTTGAATTTCGCCACGTTTGAAAGCTTCGATTCTTTTGTCGTTTTCTTCGGCTTTTAACTTGGAATGACAAACGGCAGATGACACGCCGAATGAATCTAGCATCGCATCAATGTGCTCCGCATGTTCAATACCCGAAGCAAACACTAACCAACTTTTACGATTGTATCCTTGGGCAACTGCACTTTTAACGGCCTCATAGGTAATTTCGTCTTTGTCTGAGGCTTCCTGTAATTGCTTTGAAATGAATTCGCCGTTTCGCATACCCACATTTGACGTGTCGATCATCATCGACTGCCTGAGGGGGATCAACGGGGCCAAAAAACCCTCTTTGATTAACCTGTTGAATCCCTCGACAGTACATGCGTTATAAACGATTTCGTCAAAAATCCCACCCTCATCGGTTAACATGCCCTGTTTCAATCTGTAAGGCGTTGCGGTTAAACCAATTACCCGTAGCTTGGGGTTGATCTTTTTCAATTCACTTAGTGTAAACGCGTATTTGGTATCGTCGGAAGGCCCTAACAGGTGGCATTCATCGATAATTATAATGTCCCTATGCCCGAAATGAGGGAGCCCTTTTTCAGCCTTCCTTTTGATCTCATTTGCAACTGATTGAATTCCGCCATAGATAACAGGCAAGGAGCTGTCTCTTGATTTCAAACCTGCCGAGTATATGCCCAAAGGGGCGGTGGGCCAAATGGATGTGAGTTGATCGGCGTTTTGTTTGATTAACTCTTTTACGTGAGTAAGCATCATAAACCGAACACCTGACCAACGTTTCAAGATGTTCATGATAAAGAAAGCGATAATTAAACTTTTACCTGTCCCTGTGGGCAAACATAAGACCGTATTGCCGGTTCCGCCAGATTGATAGTATTCAACCGCAGCAAGTTCAGCTTCAGATTGGTAATAACGGGGGGTGATCATTTAAGCTCTATCCGTTATTGCTTTATAAGATGAACACGCGCTAAGAACATGTTTACGGGGAATTTCGGCTTTGTGCATTCGGCAAAACCATTTTGATTCCTCAGCCGGGAACGCATTTTTGCAGCTTCGGCAATTGCGGTCAACCATTGCGCTTTTGTGGCAAATCTCGAACATGTCGCAAAACTTACAGCGGAAGTCGGTACAGCTTAAAGACAGTTTCGGGGGAGCCTCTTCGGATGTGATGATTTGTTCGGCTTTTGCAATCATCTGTTTGCCCAAACTGTGATCCAGCTTCACAAGCTCAATATGAATTTTGTCCGTGTCTTTGTGCAAGCTCAGATAAAGGACGTAATTCAAACCCTCCTTGTAACCATATGTCGAAGTTTGGGCAAAGTGCTTTGGCTGACTTTTAACCATTCCATCTTTTGTCAGCTTGTTAAAACCTTTCGTATTGATGGTCTTGAATTCGGTTAAGACCCTTTCGGCAATCTGATAACGTTCTGGGAGTAATAGTTTTCCGTCGAGCGATCCGCCAAAATGACCGAATACGTCGGAGATTCGGTACTGTGGGAACTTGACCCCGTCGGCTTTGGCACGTTTGATATGTTGGGGATTATCCGAAACGTCAATATCCAATTGCGCATGTGTCGGGCTGTTGATTGAGTAATGGTCAATTTCTTGATTATAAAATAGCTGGTTATTCTCTAAATCATCTACCCACACTTTGCAGCCGATTCCCTCAAGATATTCAATGAAATTGGGCTCTTCGCGGTGTCCCCGTTGGAATAGCCTCATTATGTTTCCTGGATGGCTTGGGGCGAGGCACCATCGGAAAACGTACCACAGATAGCGTTTACAGTCGTGACCGATCAAGGAGGCCCCGAGGTGGTTACGGTGGCCATCGTTGTATTCATTTTCGCAGTAAGTATCTATATCTAACCCGACTTGTTTTGCAACAAGGTCGGGAGTTCCGGGGTTATTGAGTTCCATAATTTTCCTTTGCCTGTAAAGTTTTGGTGACACTCGCCGGACTTGAACCGACAGTTTGCCCGTATCTGTTTATATCACGAAAGAAGGAATCTTGTGTTTTAGATCGCAAAGAGTGCCATAGTCCCGGTTTAAGGTACCGGGGAACCTTGGTGGATCTTTTAGCTCATCCAATCGGGTTTGGCTTCAGCGGCGGGTGTTTGGGCCGGAGCTGCGGCGGGTTGCTGTGCGGGCGTAGTGTTGCCCCAACTTTGTTCGCTTGCTTGTTCCTGCTGTTGTTGAGCAGGGGCAGGGGCGGGAGCCTGGGTGGGTGCTTCACCGGGAACATTTCCAGCAACGTCTTTGATCTTTTTCACTTCCGTGAATGGGGTTACTTCCAAACCTTCGGCTTTGCGCTCTTCCTGTTGATCAGTCAAAGGCTTGTTGCCCATTTCGACCATAAAGGGGCGACCGTATAGCACATTGGGGTTAGTGACAGGTTGCAAATGACCAATAGCATGGCAATAGGCAGAAAGGGTGCCCTCTGCCGCGCGCTGGGCTTTCGGCTTGTTGTGGAAAAGGTTCAGCCATTCTTTGCATTGAGCACCTTTGCACGGTCCCTCGGAAGCTTCCAAAATCAATTGCATACCTCCGCTACCGTCTCTGGAAGAGCATTCCTTGATTTCATGGCTCACAATGGTGACAATGTGGTCACCGGGGGTGATTTGACTAAAGCCCCCGCTTTGGCTCGGGGCGTGTTGTGTGGGATCAAATGGGGTCTTGAATTGCATTCTTTTTACCTTTTGTTTGTTTTTGTTACGACATGCATTTGGCGAAAATATCGGAAAGGTTTGGGGGTTCGAGTTCATCCAGTTTACCGGAGCGATCACGTGCCATAATCCCGAAGGTATTTTGTGTCCGCATGGCTAAAACTGGTTTGGCTTGACCGGGAACATTGGCTTTCCCGATATGGAAAATTTCATCAAAAAGATGGGGAATTTTAACATTCAATTCTTTACCGGGGAAATATGGTAACTTTGTTGCAGCGCCGTCTATCTCACCAGTGGTTTGTTTTGCAATAATGTAGGCATGTTTGTTTTCGTGAAAATAGAGCTTGTTTATCAACTTCAAAACGCGAGTTGCCATTTTCCCGTATGCCTGCAAACCATGCACATTTCTTGCCAATTCCTGTTCAAGGATGACTTCGCACAATTGGGAAAGGGAGTCAATGACAATCGTGTCAAAATTCGAAGCTTCTTTTGATTCAAAAACCCACTTGAAAAACTCTTCGATTTTCTTCGGCGTGTACGCTTCAAATGCCGGGATATTATCTACCCCACGCATTGAAAGCATACCGGGCTCAATAACGCACATTACAGGGCGCGGAGCTGTTGCGCTAATTGGGGTTTTAGCCGTTCCCGGTCCACCATAAACAACGGCCTTTACACCTAGTTGTCGGGCAAGTTGGGAAGCTGGAACTAGTTCTTTAATGTTCATTTCAGTATGCCTTGGGTTTCGATAATGAAAACGAAATTTTTTCCATTTTCCAAAATGAACTCAGAAAAGGTTTTGATATCCCCTTTGTTGCAAACAATTGCGAAAGGGGTAGTCCCTTTCGAAAGAACTTTGATATTTTTAAAGACTTGGGAAAACTCGGGGTTTGTTGGGTGAAAAAGCTTGCAATCAGACCTGTCCAATTCAAGTACATGTGGGCAGAGCTTCGCCGCCACTTGGGTTTTTCCCGTTCCTATTTGTCCGTGTATAAGGTACACGAATTTAATCAAAGGTGATTTATCCATTTTCTTTCTTTTCCTCAGTGAAGTTGACTTCTAAACTAATCGGAACGCCTCGCAAGTCCCGACCGGTAACAGGGAGTCATTCTATCACCGGCCGGAACGTGTGTTGAGTAATTATTTCTTTGCTTTGGGGGCGACGATTGCCAGTGTGGGAGCGCTTGCTTTAGTTACAAGAACTTCATCAATCGTTTCTTTCCAGTCAGCAGGGAGTAGTTTGTATTCAGTCTGAGAAAGGGAAGGTGTCCATTTGACCAGACGGGAAGCGATCAGGCGACCGGCTTCGCCAGTAGAGGCGATACAATCAAGAGCCTTTTCGATCTCGGGTTTGTCAACTTTCCCGTCGTCGTCTTGAATGAACCCGTAATTGATTTTCTTGACAACTTTTGCCTTGAAACCATTATCGAGTTCGATGTTCTCAGTGCCCTTTTCCTTGCTGGAATCGGAGGCGAACTGGACAAACTCTTTGCGGTATTCCATTTCCAATTCTTTAGCCGAGGCAAGCGCCTGTTTTGCCTTTTCCCAATCGGCCAAAAGTTGATTACGCTTTGCTTCGAAAGCTTCGAGCGTGTAAACTGTTTCGTTGCCGCTTTCGTCCGTTACTGTTACCATTTGAGCTTTTACCATTTTGTGTTTTCCTTCTTTCGGTTTTTGTTTAGTGGTTCGTTTTGCTTATAATTCAATATACACTTAAACTAACACTTGTCAAAACGTTTAGAAAGAAATTTTGAATTATTTTCCAGTAGAGCCAAAGCCGTTCGCTCCGCGCTTCGTTTCGGAAAGTTCCTCAACCTCTACAATGTCAACTTTTGGAATCTCTTCGAGGATTGCTTGTGCGATGCGGTCGCCTTGATTGACGGAGAAGCACCCTTTGCCGTCGTTGTGTAGCGCTACTTGAATCTCCCCTCGATAGTCGGAATCAATAATGCCCACACAATTAGCAAGTCGCACGCTATATTTGAACCCGTGACCTGAGCGGCTATAAATCTTCAAAACGTAGCCTTCGGGAACTTCAACTGCAATACCTGTCGGTATAATAGACTGATGGCCCATAAGTGCCCTTTCTCCGGGCGATGTACCTGCATCAGCGTGCAAATCCATAGCCGCCGCACCCTCAGTTGAGTAAACGGGGAGTTTTGCGGTAGGAGTCAGCTTCTTTACTTTGAGTGTGGGCATATGTTCCATAGCGTCGCCGCAGAAGCCGCAGACTACCTCTCGATCACAAGTTTTGCAGGGCATAATTTAGTCCTTTTTATTTGGCATCTTACCGAGAAGGCAAAGCGCGTATACAATTTTTGCCTCATGCATGGCATCATCACAACCGCGATGGGCTTCGACATATGGCTCGTTGGGGAAAAAGAAATCCCAAGCCTCTTGGACTTTTGGCCATTTGTAATCATTCCGACCACGACGCCGACCGGGAAGCTTGCAAACGTTAGTGGCGACTTTCATGGGACACGGCCATTCTTTTTCAATAACTAACCCTCGGTCACGTAGAAACGTGAAATCGAATGATTTATTATAGGCCGTTACAGCGTCGAAACTGTCAAACTGAAATTGTAGCTCGGGTAGTAGTTCGGTCAACAAAGGTGATTCCCGGACCATCTCAACGGTCAAATTAGAATTATCAAAAATCCATGCGTCCCGATCCTTTGCCGTCATCCCGTCCTCATGACAAACAGAATCAAATACTTCCGTAACTTCGCCTGTTTCCGTGTCCAAGGATGCTATCCCGACTTCGACAATGCACCCTTTTGGGAAAAACCCGGTTGTTTCAATGTCTACGACCCCTATTAACATCTTTCCAGTCCTTTTTATTTTGTGTTAAAGCATGTTCAACATAGATCCGGCCCAAAAGGATGTCAAGGGCTGAAAAGAATATTTATTTCAACTTGAATATTATCGTAATATCCCTATAGTATGCTCAATTTCCAAAACTCAAAACCAACAAAGGACTTTTATATGAGTGTTATTGACGAGGCAAGGGATTTGCTAAAACGACGACCGCGAACAATGACGTACGCCGAGATAGAGAAGGACACTGGGATAAAAGAATCGTGGCTAAAGGCTTTCGCGTGTGGGAACCTTGAAAACCCCTCATTTATCACAATTGAATCGCTGGTTAAGTACTTATCGGGTAAAGACATAAAGGTCGGCTAAATGAGCTTTGAAAATATTCCCCATGAAATGCGGGTTTTTAAACAATTTTGTGTTTGGAGGTTTGAGGATTTAGAGGCGAAGAAGCCTACGAAAATGCCCTATTGTGTCAAAACCGGAAGACATATGAGCGTGACCAATCCGGAAACATGGTCAACTTTTGATGAAGCTGTCGGGGCAATGGCCAAAAACGAGTGGTATGACGGGATAGGTTTTATTTTGACCGATGATGACCCCTACGCGTTTATCGACTTGGACGATGCAAAAGAAGACAAAGCCGCTTTTGCCAGTCAGATAAAAGTTTTTGACGAATTTGATAGTTTTGCCGAACGCTCCCCTTCCAAGAAAGGGCTGCATATCATAATAAAAGGCAAGATCCCCTCAGGTCGCCGACGTTCCAGCATTGAGATTTATTCAAACGCCAGATACATGACAATGACAGGTGATATTTATAAGGATGCCCCGATTGCAGAAAGGCAAGATCTTTTGGATATTCTTTATCAGCAGATGGGGACGGGTAGACAAGCCGCCTCCTATTATATGGGTTTGGATGATCCGACCTATGCCGACGATGAGATTTTAGAAACTGCCACAAATGCGGCCAATGGGAAAAAGTTCCTAGATTTGTGGGAAGGAAACTGGCAAGACCACTACGCCTCACAATCGGAGGCTGATTTTGCACTTGTTGACATCATCGCTTTTTATTCTGAAAATCGACAACAGATATGTAGGATGTTTAGAGAATCGGGATTAGGTCAAAGGGACAAAGCAAAGCGAAATGATTATATCAACTATATGCTGAATCGTTGTTTTGATAATAAACTGCCTCCCGTTGACATTTCAGGGCTACAAAATCAACTCGCGGAAGCTATTGCAAAGAGTAAGGAAACGAAACTCGCCAGCGCCCCAAGTGCAAATATGGAAATCGAAGCCCCCGAAACAATCGATCAAACCTCGGTTGAGTTTAAGCCCACAAAAGACATTTACACAGTTCCTCCTGGTTTAGTTGGGGAAATTGCCAAATTCATCTACGCCCAAGCACCCGTTCCTGTACCTGAGATTGCCCTTGCTGGCGCATTGGGAATGGTAGCAGGTATTGCCGGGCGATCATACAACGTCAGCGGCACGGGGCTTAATCAGTATATTCTATTGCTTGCAAATACAGGGCATGGTAAAGAAGCAATGGCGCGGGGAATTGATAGGCTTTTCAATGAAATCGCCGTTGCACAGCCTAACGCCAAACAATTCGCCGGTCCCGCTGAAATAGCATCCCCACAGGCAGCACTCAGGCATATGAGCGAAGAAAGCCCCTCGTTCACTTCAGTAGTCGGGGAATTTGGGATCGCCTTGCAAAAAATGTCACGGGAAAACGCGGCACCGGCGGACGAAGGGTTAAAACGCTTTTTGCTTATGGCATACAACAAATCTGGCGAGGGGGATATCTTCCACCCGTCTATCCGAGCGGACAAGGCGAACAATACAAAAGCCATTCAAGCCCCTGCCCTTTCTATCTTGGGGGAATCGGCCCCTGAGCCCTTTTATGAGGGGTTACACGAGGGATTAATCACAAGCGGGTTATTGCCGCGATTTACAATTATTGAATATAAAGGGGCTCTTGGGCAGTATTCAGATACATTTTTGCAAGCTAGACCCAGCTTTGAGTTGATCCAAAAGTTAGCCGATTTATGTTCAAATTCGCTAGTGCTTAATGGCCAACATAAGTGCATAAATGTTCAATTCTCCCCTGATGCGGAGGCCCTTTGCAAAAAGTTCCGCGAGACTTGCAGAACCCGAGTAAACGCGGCCGACCGGGAAGTTGTGCGCCATCTTTGGACACGAGCCTACGTTAAGGCGATAAAACTTGCAGCGGTGATCGCGGTCGGGAACCACGCATATGATCCGGTTATCACAACTGAGCTTGCTATGTGGGGAATTAATATTGTGGTAGCCGATGTTGAAAACATGCTGGACAGATTCAAAAATGGGGAAATTGGGCTTGACAATGACGAGACAAAACAGCTTGCAAAAATGATTAATGAATTTAGAAACTGTGTGGTATCCCCCTGGCAAAAAGTCAAAACCTATTATGGGTCAAAGTTTGCCAGTTTGCACGGTGACAAGATAGTGACCTACGGATATTTACAACGTAAATTGGGCTGCGTAGCTGTGTATCGCAAAGACCGGTTAGGGGCCTCAAATGCGCTCAAGAGAACATTGCAGACACTAATAGAGAGGGGTGATATCGAGAAGATAAGTAAGGCAAAATTAATCAAGGATTATAACACCCAATGCGAGGCGTTTATGATTTCAAACCTAAAAGCATTTGATTTATAACTAAAGGCGAAAAGAAAATGACACAAGCTACAGCAAAAGTTAAACTTGAATTAGAGTTATCCCTGGACGATACATGGGGCGACGATTGCACTGTCGGTCAAATACACAAGCAGGCGTGCGACTCAGCTTCCCACACAGCGCGTAGAATTTTAGGACCTAGTGACTTTAAACTTAAATCACTCGTTGTAAAAGAGATTTGTATAAAAGCTTGACTTAATCCCAAAACCCTATACAGTTACCACCCTCTCAACACACGAACCACCTTTGTATTCGAGCATTGGTGGTTTTTCTGTAAACATTAAAAAGCTTGGTTATTTAGATTGGGCTAAGAAATTTATTGAATTTTAGATTTCGTTCGCTTCTGCGCGTTTTCTAGCTTGGGCATACAGTGGGCTATCTTCGAAAAGCGTTGCATTTCCTTTGTCGAAATAATCAGTCATAGAATCAGTTTCATTTTTATATTCATTTTGTAAGATTTTACCCAATTTCCTATCATAGTCTTTTGCATAAATTGTAACACATTTTCGACCATCGACCCTATTATCGAGCGAATAGTGAACGCGGGCGGATTCTTTCGTTTCGGTGTTTTTTACATTGAATTTGTTAAACTTTACCATTTTCCGTTTCCTTCTTTCGTTTCTTGTTATACTTACAATATACTTTAATAAATCGTTTTTACAAATCGTTTTGGGAAAATATTTAGAAATAAAAAAGCTCCCGGCCTAAATGACACGGAAGCTTTGGGAGGGATTTTGTTGGGTAAATCTACTTTAGCAGGTTTCGCCATGCTTGCAAGGTTTATTGTTTCAAATCATCCGCATGTAATGCAAAATCAACACCTTGTTTCATACCAACTTGATTAATGAAACAAATTAAAATAGCTTCCGCTTGTCGAACTGATGGACCTGAATCCATATTATGCAAATGTTGGTTACGTTGAAGGACACTCGTGTCATTGACGAATTTACCAGCTTCTTTTGTCAGCATTTCAAGTAATTCAATTTTAGTCATAATCCAGTCCTTTTATCTAAGCTTTGCAGCTTGTTTGGCTGTTAAAATATTAAGTTCGTTTGTCGTTAATCGCCGCCTTTTATAGTGACTTTCAGCAACAATGAGCTTTAGAAGGGTTTCGGCGCATTCGTGAGCATTTTCCAAGCCGGGGACATCTTTTATAGGGCGGCTAGCCAATTGGATGATTGGTTCAATGGAATGAGTGTTACATGTGCATTTGCGCGCATTTTGAGCTAAAATATAATTCATAACAAACCCCTTGTTTCCTTAACTTAACCGACCTTTCAACCTTTTGTAACCCACAGATAGATTTTCCGTCAGTATCGCCTTTTTGTTTGAGTTTGCAGCACGTCTAATATAAGATTGGACCGCGCTAGCTTGGGTGCTGAAGTATGCACAATATGCGCGTTTTTCAGTTGCTTTGGACGCGTTGAATTCAAAATCGTAAACAACGTATTTATAGGCATCCTCCAGGGCATCAGCGGCCAAAAGTCGCACGCCCTCTCTGTTTCCGGTTCCGGGGTGAGTGTGGGTAGTTTCAGCAATAGTAATTGTTCCGTTTTTAATCATTTCGTGTCCTTTATCTTTGGGAGGGCTTCTATTTCACCCAATAGTCGGGTAACGTCCTCTTCTGATAAATCACCTTCGACGTCAGGGGTGACTAGGGTGTCAAAGATAAGGACGCGCATATGGTCTGTTACAGCTAATTCGTATAACCCTTCTTCGTGTCCATAGCTCGTTTCGTTGCAGATCACTGACGCGCCATATCCATTCTCAAAAAGCGCCCTTGCTTGTATGCCTGCAGGTTTTGGATACCCTGTTTTCCTGAATTCCAGATCTTTGAATTTCATCTTTATTTCTCCTTTCGTGTGTATTTCCAATAGATCCGGTTGAAATTTCCGGCTGGCGAATCGTCTATAATTGGTTTTGCGTATGGCATATTCCATTTCCCCGATGCTTTAAGTTGGTCTATGGTTAAATTCAATCAAAAAGCTCACAGCAAAGCACAATTCCCAGATTGCGAATGTCCAATGGGTTTTATCAATCGTATCATCAAGATATAGCCCGTATATGGGCCCTATGTTCTTATGGTTTGCCCGGCGATCAATGATTTCGTTTGCTTCTGCAGGTGTCGCGATGTCGCTTTTCTCTGCTGCTTCTTGCTTTGTCATGGCGTACATCCCTTAGGTCAAATCACAGTGTATTTTCCACAGCTTCGAAGCCGTTCGTATAGGCATCCTCGGTGGAATCAAATTCACATCCATCCACATTGCCCCAAAACAACGAATCGTATTCGGTATTGATTTCATGCTCGTTATGGGCATCCAATACGCCTTTTTGGAATGCTTCCATAAACCTCTCAAAATCAAATTCTGTAGGGGTCATTGGCGCTTCAGGTGGGTTTGTAATCAATGTCATAATACACGTCCTTTAGTAAAGGCCCCGAAGGGCCGGATTGGCTATCTAGTTTATTTCTGCAAAAATAATATAGTCGAAAACCACTTTTGGAATTTTCCAATATTCTTTGGTCCCGTCCTTAGACAAAGTTACAGTGTAATACGTTATTTTAGGATTTTTAAGTTCGGCATAGCATCCATTGATTTTTCTAGCAGCATGTTTGCAAGTTTGTTTGGATTTACCAATGCCAAACTTGGTGTAAAAATCGCGACGAGTCATAACCCCAAAAGGTGTATTTATCAGCTTGTCAAGGAAATCGTTCGCCCGCATTTCGTTTCCTGTAGTTGCTATTCCCATGATCTTCACTCCAGTTCGTTGTTTAGGTTATAATTCAATATAACCCTAATAAACGTTAAAGCAAATCGTTTTTGTGAAATATTTTAATTAAATCACTTCAGTTAGAATTCGCAACATTCCACCCGTTCCCTTCTGCCCGATGCTCACACGAGAAACAATTATCCCCGCACTTTTTGCAGCGGCGACACCTGCACCCGGTACACGCCTCGCCGCACATTGCACAAGCTTTGCAGGGGTTTAATTCTTTGTGAATCTTCAAAGTTTCGTTCAATTCGACTTTCACACTCCCGACCGATCGACTTCCTGTAAACCAGAATTTATCCCGATAGACAAAGCCCCCGCGTAGGATGTTGCCCACAAACATTTCAGCAGGTTTGGCGCCGTCTTTATACGCCGCGCGAAGCTCTTCCCATGTTACCTTCATCTCTTAACCCTCCCCATGACGTTTTGCTAAGCAATCGGCACACATATCGAAAGGTTCAGTTCTGGCGATCTCAGAGCCACAGGAGACGCATACGGATACAATGAAGCAATCATCAGTGATATAGTTGAATGGGTTACCCGTTGCTTTCTGATAAGCCTTGATAGCTGCGCTCGCACCGTTGACTGTTGAGAAGATGTTACCATTGATTTTGTAGTGTCTTTTCATGTTGCCTTCCTTCTTTCGTTTTGGTTTATACTTTTAATATAAGCCTAAAGGATCACTTTGCAAATCGTTTTATGAGTTATTTTCTTTTTCTTCCAGTTCGATCATTTCTTCATCTTCCCAGTAACATGCGTCACATTGAACAAAGCCGTCAACTATATGCACTTCGTCAATTATCCGTTGCTCACAAGTTTCACAGATTTCGTAAGTTGAACAAGTCATAATAAATTCTCCTATTAAATTACTTTAGAAAAAGGTTGCCCACCCCGAAGGGCGAGCGGAGTGAGGGGTTATTTGCTCTTAAGTGGGTTGTTGAGCTCGTTCAAGTAAGTCTCTAGTGCGCGAACTTTCCGGATATCGTAGGGTGACATGATTTTCCCGTATAATCTAGCGACTTCTACTTCTACAGCTTCTTTTAGTTTTCTTTCTTGCTTTGTCATTTTAACTTTCCTTTAGTTGGGTTTCGCTTATAATTCTAATATACTCAACTAAATCATTAAAGCAAATCGTTTAACTAAATTATTTTACTTTTTTATATTCGCCACATTTCGCAACGGCTTGTTTCAATGTTAGCGGTTTGAAGTTTGGTGGCACCCTTTGCAAGAACTTACCTCCTCCTGCGTTTACAACAATATAGGCTTTTGCCCGGTTCCGGTTCTTGTATTGCTTTATAAAGGAGGTAAGAACCTTTTCGCTGGCGATAAGTTTGTACGTGATGTTGTTACATTTGATAGTCACAAAATCCCCAGGCCATTCGCCTTTTTGAATTTCCACCAACAGATCAGCAGCTTGAGTTAGTACAGTATCAAACATGATTAAACCTCATAAGCCTTGCAGCTTGACAGGCTCCAGCTTGGACGCCGTTGGATTGAGTGAGAGGACAACCGAAAGGCGCCAGTCTATCAATTGCATCCTTTTTACAAATGCCCGAAAATACGCGTTCCGCCGCTTTGTCATACCAGCCCATAAACTCATCCGTATCGCGAATTACCCGGTTTGCGTGGGCATTTCTGTATTTGAGATAAAGAGGGTTTGATGTGGTTAGGTGTCCCATAATTACAGTCCCAAGTGTTTTTTAGAAATTGTCAGTTTGCAGCGACCTTTGCGATCACGAAGAATTACATCAGCGACCTTCAAACAGTCCTCAATTGTAGCGCCGCGCTTAGCCTGTGACGTCTGCGGGAGTAAGTTGCTAACATACATCAGGTTGAACCCGTAAAGATTTGTGCCGATGTAAATACGGGCTGCACCGCGATGAAAGGCCGATATTTGATAGCGGCTAAGTTCAAAAGCTTTACAGTCCTTTTCCGTGTCAAAAATGGCTTGTTCTTCGGAGTAGTCACCAAATTGAATTTCATGGCCCAGGTCGGTCGCTTCCCATTTAGTTAAGAATTCAGAAATTTTCATAATTAGTCCTCTTGCCCACAATTATCCATGCAGGAATCGAAGTCATCCCAGTCCATCAGAGCTTCCATGTCGCGTTCATCTTGACTCATTTCTAGGCGATCCAGTTCGTTATCCATCTTGTTGTTCATCTTGTGACTCCTTTGTTGTCTTTCGTTACTTTCAATATAGCTCAACTTAATCATTATACAAGCCGTTTTCGTGGATGTTGCCGAAAAACTTTCAAATCGTTTAGAAAACGCTTAACACTCAGGATAATGGGTAGAAAATCACCCTTTCTATTTAGAAGGCATTCTATTATACCCATTATACCCTTTATATCTATTCTATTTGGTAATTTCATTATATTTTTTAGGGGGGTATATAATAGTAGTCTGTATAAAGTCCTGAGGCTATATATAACATATATAATAGATATAATGTAGAATGGGTG